GGAACGGGTCGGTACGCCCCTGAGATCACCCTCCCCGGTGGAGAAACGGTTGGGGAGCTTTGGCAAGTTGAATGGACGGTGACCCCTGTTGCGGCTGGCCCATCCTACACGGCGTATACATATTTTGAGGTAGCCCCCAGCGGGCAACCCATTCCGGATGGGTACTGCACTGTGGAGTCGATGAGGAATGAGGGGGTTCCGGTCACGTTTACGGACGCTCGAGTGGCTGCCGCGATTCGCCACGCCAGCGGGCTTGTGGAGCGCATCACGAGGCGTTTCTTTGAGCCTCGGTACCTAGTCATTGAGAGGGACGGACGCGGCTCAGGGGTGCTGGCGCAGTTTGACGACCCAATTATCGGGGTCGTGTCTGTCCACACGGTCTCGACCGGCTTGACCACGGAAACAAACACTTTTGATGCCTCCGATCTGGTCATCTACAACCGGCACATGCGCGGTTTGCGCCACCCAGATGATCGAGACAACCCCATGATTACATTTAGGGGAGAAGAGGCGAATATGTTTGCGGCAATGTTTGGTCGGACGGTGCGTCAGGCCCGACAAAATGTCGTCGTCGAAGGCTGGTGGGGGTACACACAGCCGGATGGGTCGGTGTTTGGTAAGACGCCGGATGATATTGCGTGGGTGGTAAAGGCGCTGGCAATGAAGCGGCTACGCCCCATGTTCAAAACCCATGGGACTGGGATTTACACCTCCGGTCCAGTCGTGAAGGAGTCTACTCGAGACCAGTCACTTTCATATGTGGTCCCGATGACGGGGAGTATTAAAGGTTCACTCATTACGGGTGACGTTGAGATCGACAATATTCTCTCCATGTATGTGGGGCCCATGCCTGTGGCGTCAGTGTAGCTATGGCATTTCGTGGGCGACTCATATGGCCCTTTGAGGCTGAAATCTCTCGCTTGGATACCGCAAGTATCGACACAGACGACGGGTACGACGAGGACTTTGACGAGCCAAAGACGATGAGTGATGGTACGGACACCCTTGTCTACTTCACCGCGGTCCAGGTGCCCTGTCAGGTGGAGACGGAACGGGGGCGCTGGCAGGAACTGCAGCCGATGGTGTCTGGGCAGAATCCCAATACGGAGATCAAGTTGGTGTTCCATTTCCAAGACTTGGAGGATCTAGGCCTCGTGGATGCGAATGGGCGTGCCCTCATTAAAAAAGGGGATCGTCTGGATGCTATGTACGACCCATTTGGTGTGGAAATTGACGATTATGGGTCTGTCCCACTGTATTGCATCGAGGCTACACCGCGCTCGGCTGGGCTTACTGGTGGATCCCGCAACCTACTTCTTTGTACGTTCCAGGAGCGTCAGCGTTCGGCGATAGTGACCTAATGGCGAGCGGGAACATAGTTGTCCGTGTTGGGGATTGGGCCCATGCCAGTCGCATTATGCGAAAGATGAACGACCCGACACTTGTGAGGCGTATACTTGATAAAGCAATTGCTCAAGAGGCGCATTTGTTTAGAAAGCGCGTCGTTGAAGCATTCGATTCAAGTGGTGCTTCCAATAAGGTGGTATGGGCCCCTAATAAAGAATCCACTGCAAAGATCAAAGGTTCATCGAAGCCTCTTGTTGATCGCGCAGATCTTCGGAACTCAATAGAGGTGCAGAAGGTCAAGAACGATGAGTACTTCGTGGGGGTGCCCAAAGGGGCGCGGGGGGCAAAAGGTCAAGACCTTGTGGATGTCGGAGGGGTCCATGAGGAGGGGAAGAAAATTGCGATCACGGTGACCCCGAAGATGCATCGATACGTGATGGCTCTTCTAAAGCAACATGGGGTCCCGCCTTCAAATTCGGGCAGTGGAAAGTTTGCCCCGGGGTCGACGATTGTTATCAGTATTCCAGCACGGTCCTTTCTGCAGTCCACTGCGGATGCCCATTTCACGCAGGAAAAAGTGGACCGTAGGATGCAGGCCCGAATGCTTAGAATGCTTCGGCGAGAAGGGCTGATCCCTGCGGCGACAAAGCGAGTGAAGAAGACCTAGGATGGCGGTACCAACGATAGTGGGGGTGACCCCGAATGCGGGGGTACCATCTGGGGGGCAGTTACTGACCATTACAGGTACAAACTTTCGTCTCCCCGATCCTCCGCCTACGACTGGAGTTGCGCCTGAGGCGGAGCCCACAGTGGAAGTGTCCTTTGGAAGTGTCAAATCCACTCGTGTAATCGCAATCGCGGCAGACAAACTTTACGTCGAAACCCCCGCTGTCGAGCTTCTAACGGCTGCGGGCAAACCCCTTCAGGCCGCGGTCGTGGACATCACACTCCGGAATCTTGCGAATGATGGCACCCCCATAATAGGGGAAGAAGTCATCTCGGCAGATGCCTACACGTATCGGCGAATTGACTTGTCGGGAGACAACGAAAGCCTGTTCTCGGCCGTTGTTAGAAAGTACATACGCTTGTGGAAAAGCCAGGTGCTGGACAACACGATCTTGGAAAGGAATATGGACTATGACGATGACCCGTCAGACCCGTTTATTCACGTCGCCAAGTTGCCAGCAATTGCGCTAATTGGCCCAGATCTCACGGAGAATCGGTTCCATACGACAAATGAGCCGGTGATAACAGACAACGGCCTTGAGTCCGGGGTTGGGATCATTCGTCGGCGCGCCCGGTATTACGATATGGGATTTGATATTATTGGGTTGGCCGATAATGAGGTTGAGTTCTTGAACTTGATGCATGCCTGCACTGAATTCATGGACCGGAATACTTCGTTTAATCTACCCTGTCCGGCGGGCGGTGTGTTTCCGGTGGACCATGTGTTCACTTCGGCGTTCCGGGTGGAAAAACAATTGGGAGAAGCAGCGCGGGGGAACGTGAAACTATTTAGGGGTAAGGTGGTTATTCGAGCGGTTCCTGTTGTCGGGTTTACTGGTGAAGAGAATGATAAGGGTATCGGATTTACGGCTGATGTTGCTGTTGATCAGGTAACCTTGCAATCTAGTAGTCAGATCGGCGATAATTTACCTGAAGCGGACTCTCAGCCGAGACGTGGGCCGGGCAGCTATCCCAGTAACCTAGAAACTCCGTAAGATAAAGATAACTATGCAGGTGGCCATTAAGTCTAGGGCGAAGCAAATCCTCACCGTGCAGATGCATGCGCCACTGGCAGGACGTAGTGGTACTGTTGCCAAGCGTCCAGTTAGTCAGATTGATAAGAGCACGGGTGAGCAACGAATCAAGGTGGAGAGTGTTATGTGCCATCCGGTTCTCACATGGCTCCCTGGCCAAACGCTTAGCGCACTTCCCGCGGGAATCGTTGATCGCGCAGAGTTGGCTCCGTACTTTCGGTCGGGGCAGCTAAAAGTCGTTGAAGTCCAGTCGCCACCGAAGCCTAAAAAGGCGAAACCGGAAAAGTCTTTGAAAATGCCTGTGGTGAAAAAGAAGCGAGGACGGAAGACCACCTAGGTCCCCTTAGCGTCTTCTGTTTATACGTGGAGTTTTGATTATGTCTGAGTTGCTGTCCCCAAAAACGATTATCCAGGAAGAGCCCCCGCGGATCCGATCCGTGCAGGCGCTCCCGACTGCTGTACTTGCTATGGTGGGGTTGGCCAAGCGCGGGCCCATTGGGCAACCGCAGCTGTATACGAGTTGGGACGAGTGGCGGAATGTGCATGGTCCAGCGGATTCGAATACGCTGGAAACCTATGCTGCTGTCCAGTCGTACTTTGAGGAGGGTGGGCAGTTCCTATGGTTTGTGCGAACGGCGCATTATAGCGACATCTCCAGTGCCGCGACATTGACAGCAGCGAAGGGCACCATAACGGTGGACAACGTGGGTAACACCGCGGCGTTGCTGGAAGGTGATAACGCGGGACCCTATGCCCTGGATCATGGCGACAGCATCAGTATCGATGTGAACGAGGCTGGGGCAGCCACTGCAACCATCCAAGGCACCAAAGCCGCTCTGACGGCTGGGACTGCGGGAACGTACGACCTAACGGACGGCGGGACCCTGACCCTTCAGATCGATGATGGCTCGGTCCAGACCATTACTTTCGCTACGGCTCAGTTTGCGGATATTGACGCGGCGACTGTTGATGAAGTTGCTGCGGTGGTCAACGCCCAACTGGATGGTGGGTTTGCGGATGACAACGGAGGCTCGCTCCGAATTACGAGTGATAAGAAGGGTACCGATTCGCGTGTTGAGGTAACCGGTGGCACGGACTCCGCCGCGTTTAACTTCGGTGCTGCTGTAGACGGTACCGGCAACGTGGCCGATGTCACTGCGGTTTCTGTTGCTGAGCTAACGACCATCATGGAGGCGGCGATCTCCGGGATCGACGTGTTTGTGCCGGCGGCTGATGGGGTGCCGGATATTCAGACGACTACGCTGGGAGACGACACCAGCCTCGAAATCACTGCGAGTACGAATATTCAAACGGCGGTTGGCTGGGATGCGGGTCCCGAGTCTGGTTCGAGTGGGGCTGGTATTCCGACTCTTATCCTTCGCGGTAAGTACCCGGGTGCATACGCCAACTCTATCAAGGCCAAGGTTCTTGACGCGACGAATGGCGAAGCGGATCACTTCAATCTTCAGGTGCTTGAAAATGACTTCCTCGTGGAGTCTTTTCAGAACCTAAATATGGATGACGATTCGGATGCATACGTGGAGACGGTATTGGCCGCCGCGGGGATCGGGTCCTTCCTCATTGAAGCAGTTGACCAGGATGCGGGTGGGGATCAACGACCGGCCAATGGTGACTACACCCTTATTTCGGGTGATGATGGGCTAGTTGGGCTGGCGGATAGTGACTTCATTGGTAGCAGCGCATCCGATACTGGTTTGCGAGCCTTCGACCTTATTAGCGACATTACTCTGTTGGCGTGCCCCAGTCGGGCAACTGCCGCCATGCACAACGCGATGATTACCTACGCGGAGACGACTCGGAATGGGACGCTCTTCTGCGTGCTGGATCCCCCGGCTGCTCAAACGGCATCGGGGATTATTGCTTACGTGGAGACTACGGCCGGTCTCCTCGGAACCACTGAATACGGCGCTACGTACTGGCCGCGTGTGAAAATCCTTAACCCCAACAAAGCCGTATTCGGGAAGTCGGACACAGTGACGGTGCCCCCGTCCGGTGCCATTTGTGGGCTGTACGCGCGCATCGATGCTAGCCGACCTGGAGGTGTGTATGTCAATCCAGCGGGTATCGAAAATGGGCTCCTTCGCAGCATTGTGGGGTTGGAGGATGACCCCGGAGGTCTGGTAAAGCATCAGGTGAACAAGGAGCAGGTGCGGGATCTTGTGTACCCGAAGCGTATCAACATGATTGATAGCGCAGATGGAGTCCTCAAGGTTCGTGGCTCTCGAACTCTAAGGGGGGATAGCAACTTTCCGAATGTGGCAGAGCGTCGTGGGGTGATCTTCATCGAGCGGTCTGTGAAGGCGGGGATCAAGTTCGCGGAGGAACAGAATCACACGGAGCGGCTTCGCGAAGCGGTTCATCGTGCCATCGAAGCCTTCCTCCAGGCGCAAATGCGGAACGGCGCATTCCGGTCTGAAGACCCGGCGACGGCATTCTTTGTGGATGTCGGTAAAGGGCTGAATCCCCCGAGCGTTGTGTTCGCGAATCAGCTCATCGCCCGGATCGGGGTGGCGACGAACAAACCGGCGGAGTTCATTATTCTCCGGTTTACTCAGGATACTCGAGCCTTTGAGCAAGAGTTGGCTCGAAGCTAAGTAAAGCGAATATATTATGCCTGTTCTCGGAAGTCCTCGGAATTACAAAGATAAGTTCAATTTCCTCGTCGAAATTGATGGGGTGGTCCACGCCGGCTTCATGAAGTGTAGCTCGCTGGAAGCAGAGTTTGACGAGATTGTGGTGCGTGAAGGTGGGGGGCACACGCCAGTCACCAAGGACCCGGGACTGTTGAACTTTTCGGATATCACGCTTGAGAGAGGGGCCGTGCATGATGACTCGGACCTTTACCGGTGGTTTGTGGAGGTCGGTGACTTCGCCTCCAACCGAGGGCTCAAGAATCCGGCGTTCAAGCGCGGCTTGGATATTGTGGAGTTGGATCGTGACGGTGAAGCACTCAATCGACACCGTTGCGTCGAAGCGTGGGTAAAGAAGTATGTGGCTGGTGATTGGGATAATGACTCGTCCGAGAAGACCATTGAGATGGTGACTCTTTCGATTCGCGGCTTCCGACGTCTTCCGTAACAATCGGCTTGCCCCAAATTAAGCGATCGCGGTTCCCACCGTAGATCGCTTAATTTTTGGTATACACCCTATCAGGGATTATTGTATGCACACAATCGAAATTGAATGTCCGTCTGGCCTTGTTGGCGAACTGCGTGGTTTGACTGGTCGCGAAATTGATATGTTTGCAAACCGTCAGGGCGCGCAGGAGCGTAACGTGATGGAAGATGTGCTCAACGCATGTTGGGTTCGGACTTTGAAGCCTGGACCCGCGTACCCGGGGCACCAGGATGGGGCCGATTTTGACTGGTCAAAGGCTTTGACGGGGGATCGGTTCTACGCGCTGATCAATATTCGAATTGCGTCCAGAGGGAAGTCGGTTTTTGAGTACACGGTCCCAAAATGTGGGAGCTGTGAAAAGAAGTTCACGAATACTATTGACCTCAACGACCTGCCTGTTATCGAGTACGACCCCGAGGATTGTGCATTATTCGCGGAGAACAGGGACAGGTTTACTGCAGAGGTTGACGGTTGCCAAGTGACGTATCGGCTGACGGTGGGCAAGGATGAGACGGAGATCAGTAAAAAGCAAAGTATGAAATCCGAGGCGGTAGTTTCGGTTGGATTAGCCCATCGTATTGAATGTGTTACCGTGCCGGGCCAGGAGGCCCCCATCGAGCACAAGGCTGACATTGCGGAGTGGATTCGTGGTTTGGTGGAGCATCAGGAGATTGATTTGGTGGAGGCCCTCCAAGACCATGATGGTGGGGTCGAAACATCTGTGGAAATGGTTTGTACGTATTGCGGTTGGAGGGCCGAAGGTGACCTCCCTTTGGACCAACTTTTTACACCCGCCAAGCGGGGGCTATCCGAAAAGCGAAAGTCGCGTTTGCGACACCGATCTGGGTAGTCGATCTTCTTCAACTCCCGGACCGGGACGAGTGGCGTCGCCTCATTGCCTGGTTGACCCGGTATCGTCACCCGGGATCCGGGTCCGGTCTCACCCGTGCCGATATTTTGGATATGGACTGGGAACGGATTAACTGGGAGGCTGAATTTCATGACGAGTGTTGGTCCAAGGAAGCCCGTGCCCTGGCCGCTCAAAACAAGTAGCTAAAAATGCTACAATTAGGGGAAACTTGGGGTTTTGTTGGCACTTAACGGCGCACTAGGGCTTGGCTTCATATTTACGGCCTCGGATAGGGCTTCGCACGTATTTCGACGTGTTGCGACCAATTTCCGACATTTGAATAAGTCTGCGGATGCCCAGGCTCGCATGTTGAAGGCGGCAACCGCAGCCTCGATTACCGGTATTGCCGCCATGGCAACCGGGGCCAAGGGCGCTGGTGCTGCCATGAATCAGGCCATGGAGGCCGGTCGGTTTGAACAGCAAGTGCAAGCCGTGGGGCAGATCGCGGGTGTCACGGGGGAGACGCTTGATGACATGCGCCAGCTGGCACTGGCAGAAGGTCTACGTACCCCTTTCTCCCCGCAGGAGGCGGTTTCTGGTTTGCGCCAGATGTCTCAGATGGGTTTGGTCGCGGACCAGTCCATGAAGGCCTTGGGGACGTCCATGAACCTTGCCGTTGCCGGGGAGCTGCAAGTCGGTAAGGCGGCGGAAACGCTGGGCGCCGCCTTACGGGTGTTTAGTATTGACGCTTCTGAGTCCACAAAAGTCACAGACAAGCTAATCAACGCCACGTTCTCGTCCGCAATTAAGGCCGGGGATCTGGCGCTCATGCTTGGTACGGTTGGGCGTGGTGCAGGGCTAGCCAAGCAGGGTTTGGATGAGATACTAATTTCGATGGGTCTCGTCAAAAACACCGGTGTCGATGCGAGTGTGGCGGCACAATCCGTATCCAGTGCCCTGATTTTCATGTCGAAAAGGGCGGACAAATTCAAGAAGCTCGGCGTCAGCATTACGGATGCGAATGGAAGATTCCGAGACTTTGGCGACATCGTTCTAGACACCCATAAAGCAATGGCTGGGATCACGGATGAGGCGGAGCGCACTGCCAAGGCTCAGGAACTCTTTAGTAGATTCGGTGTGACCGCGTTCTCAGCAATCTCAAGTCAGTTGACCTCTGGGATCAAGACGAAGACCGGAGATATCCTGAAAGGCGCGGAAGCTCTTAAACACTTGAGGGAGCAGTCTGACAAGTCGGAAGGTTCGTTGCAGCGAATGCACGACGTTTTGATGAACACGTTGCCGGGCCAGGTTAAGATCCTAGAGGGCACTATGCAGACGTTGGGGGTGGTCTTTGGTACCCCCCTAGCGAAGACGCTGCAACCGATGGTGACCAGGGTGCAGAAAGCCCTTCAAGCCATTGGGGAGATGTTCAAGGGGTTGGCCCCCGAGACGCAACAGTTCATCATGTCCGCGATTACTCTGGGTGGGGTTCTTTTATCGGTGGCCGGTGGGGCACTCCTACTTGTTGGGGCAATCGGGCTGGTGAAGCCCATGTTTGTAGATCTGTTGTCTGTTGTGGGCGGGATGAAGGGGATTCTCGCGTTTGGTGGAAGTCTTCTCGCTCTGGCGGGTGTTGTCTTCATCGTTGTAGAAGCGTTCAAGGCGAACTTTGGAGGAATCGCGACTTTCTTTAAGAGCGTGTTTGGTCAGATTCGCCTCGTTGTGGACAGTATTCGCTACTACTTTGCGAACGGGTTCTTGCCTCCCGAGTTAATGAAAGAGGAGAATGAGAAGCTGGCCTTTTTTGTTGCCAGTGTCGTGTCTTGGTTGACCCGCGCTAAGGCATTCTTTGATGGCTTTGTTACAGGGCTTCGCCGTGGTTTCCATAGTCTCGAACCAGTGTTCGCTCTCATCACGATAAGTTTTTCGATCATATGGGCTGCCATCAAGAAGGTGGCCGAGATCTTGACGGGGCGCATGATTGGGTCAATAGATGACTCACGCAAAGCGGGTGAAGCGTTTGGAGAGATGTTGTTTAAGGTTGGGGCCCTGTTTCTAGTATGGCGATACCGAACTATCGCACTTATTGCTGCAAAGATTCTGTTCGTTGGGTTCCTTGTGATAGCCAAGGGGGTTGTTCTGGCTTACAGAGGCGCCCTATGGGCCGCTTCTGCGGCGACTTTTCTGTACGGACTTGCGACCAATAAAGCGACACGGGCCGCACAACTGAGTATTCTCTGGACCACGATTCAGTCCGGTGTCGTTCGGGCTGCTACTGGGGTATGGTGGGCGTTTCGTCTGGTAATGTCGGCGGTTCGGCTCGCCGTAATGGCGGCGAATGCACCGTTGGCCATTACTACGGCCCTAACGATGCCGATGATCGTAGCAGTTGGGTTGTTGGTCGCAGCCGTAGCCGCCCTTGGGTATGGTATAGGTTGGTTGATCTCAAAGTTTACCCCATTGGACG